TCATCCCCTTGAGAAATACATGAATTTATTTTCTACTTCAACTTTACGGCTGCGGCTTATAGGCAGCTTTTTTCCATTGTCCGTTTCTATCTCGTTTTTATGTATCGAATATATCCATCTGTAATTCACTAAAATACTTGCATGGATACGTATAAATCCATATTTCTCTATCTCAACTTCAATAAGGTCCATCTTTTTACGAACTTTAATGAATGATTGTTCCTTATTTGTATAATAATTTGAATAATGACTAATAGGTTGGCTCATATAAAAATATGTATAATTTCTATCGCTTTCAATATAAATCACGTCTTTTAATGGAATATGAATCACATTGCGTCCCGATTGAATAGAATATGTCTTTTGTATATTTATTATTTTTTCTCTAAGCACATTCAGCATTGAATCGATTTCTTTTTCAAAAAGTGGTTTTCTCATAAAACCGATCGGCATATATTTCAACATAGTGTAAACTTCATCATTGCAGTAATTCGTCACATATACCAATAGAAGAGATGGATCTATTTTTATAAGTTCTGCTGACAGCATATCTCCGTTAAATTCCGGCATATCAATATCAAGAAATATAACATCATAATCGCCTATATTATACTGATCTAAAAATTCACGTCCGCTATTATAGACAGTAGTTGAAACAGGTATATTTAGTTTATCAGCATGAATCTGTGTTATTTTTGAAACGTTATTTGCAATAGCAAGTTCATCATCTACAATAGCGATGCGGATCATAGCACATCCTCCTTTACTTTAAGAAAATAATAACATAAATCTTTTTAAAAAATCAAGTAATTTAAAATTAATATAACTTATAAAAACGCAAAAAATATACTCAATCTGTCGAAAAACCCCGATTTCAGAGCATGAATCGGGGTTGAAGTTTTTGTAAATATTAGTCTTTGTGTCAGAACTTTTAAGTTTAACTTGAAACCATGAAAAATTTACAATAAAAGCTCCTCAATCAGCTTTGGACGAGGAGCTTTATGCATTTGATTTTCATTGTCATGCTTATACAAAATAGAAGACAGAGTATTAATATGCTGAATATATCATGAACATTGCCTTTCAGTGATAGTTGCATCAAGAATAAGATCCCGAAGCTTTACACCATCAAATTTATAATCAAGAGTTTCTTCGAGTGTTAGGCCATTTGCAATATCTCCTCCATTATAGATCCAAATGTCAAAACTGTTATTATGTCCTTCGATACCATATTCCACACCGTTATACTCAAATCCCACATTAAAACCTCTTGAAATATAAAACTTGAATTCTCCAAGTGTTTCAAATTTATCGTCATCCGGATTATAGTTGGGATTGATTGGCTGATCTTTATATTCCATTTGCTTTATACCTCCTTTAGTTTTATTAAATCCTTTAAATTTGGTAAGCACTCCACATAGAATTACAAATTGCGATAAAGAAGTTCTACATTCATAATAAGCTCCCGGAATTTGACATCTCCAATTTTATGATTTAGCAATGCCTCCAATGAAGTAAACTTTATTTCATTAGAACCGTCCTCATCTGCAAGAATTATACAGTCAGATGACAAACGTGTAATTCCATAGTTTTTATTTTCATAACGAAATATGAGTTCGCCACCATAAAGAATGCTTTCTTTTGCTTCATTTAGGGAGTAAAATTTATTTTCCATATTCATATTATTTTTTAAATTCTCCACTCTTTTATAATATTTAAATTCCGGCACATTTCCGTCCCAATAGTTCTGTGCCTCACTTAAATTAGGATGATTATTTTCCCATGTTATTTGGTGATCATATGGATTTGTGTGATGTTTGGCATTGGGAGCAGTACTGTAGTGTCGTTCTTTGATTGCATATCCGCTGCTTCCAATTTTTGTTTCTCTTTTATATCCGCCAATATAACTTGTTTTTATTTCTCCAGGCTTCCCTAGAAATCTTTCATCATCTGGCTTTTTTGGCTTCCAGCTGCCTCCATATGCACTGCCGCGTAACAAATCACATATTCCGGCTCAACACGCCGTAAAAGTTCTCTATAGCCTTTTAAGAATATATCTTTTTGATCTGCGTGATTGCCATGTTCATGAAACATATATGTTGAAACTGATACAACAGAACCTTTTTCAATTCCTGCAAAACAGAAATCAAAGCTTTCCTCTGTTCCCCAATTGACTGTTGGCACAACACGCAGACCATTCTGTGCCAGATATGCACCGCACCATCGATTACGGAATGTATTGTACAGCTGAATAGCGGGCGGCATTTCCGTGTACATACTGAAATCAGGTGTCAACACACCTCGATACGAACGAAGTAGCTCTACGAACGGTGCAGGATCTTTCCAGATTTTTTCAAAGTTATAATCATATAAAAAGAAGTGTACCATTCGATTTCTATGTGCACCTTTATCCTGTTTTACCTGATTAAAACCAAGCAGCCTAAGATTCCTAAGTTCCTCTTGTGCAAAATGAGGCTTGGGAATGATTGGAATGACAAATTTATCTGGATTATCAGCGAGTTGATTCCGCAAAAATAACGAATCAGTTCGGTACTCAAAGTTTTCTAATGTCATAGAATTACCCTCTAAAAATTAATGAGAAAAATACCTCTCATAAATAATCTGGTGGAGGGTAAAACTTGAATGTTTTTGTTCAAGTTTCATAGAAAGTTTATAAAAAATCTCCAACCGATAAAGCCGACGGTGGAGATTTTTCAATGTTTCTGGTACGCCTAATGCGATTCGAACGCACGACCTTCAGAGTCGGAGTCTGACGCTCTATCCAACTGAGCTATAGGCGCATATTGTAGGGAATATCCTTACAATGATTTATTATATCATGAAATATAAAAAATTGCAAGTGATTTTTGCTAAGTTTATAAGTTTAAAAGATAAGAAAATAGGATTACTATTTTATACTCAACAAAACAGTAATCCTAATTTATATGGCGGACAGAGAGGGATTCGAACCCAAAATCAAAAATTAAAATATGCCTAAATGCCGTTATTTTTTTAGTATTATGTCATATTTTGTGTCATATAAGCATAAAAAACACCGCTCAGAGCTTTTTTAGCTCCGGGCGGTGTTTATATTACTTTAATTTCTCATCAATGCTTGCAACATGGTCTAGAATTTTTTCAAGCGTGCTTTTCTCTGGAGCTGGCTCTTCTATATCAGGCTTAAAATCGGGCTTAGAAAATCCGTTTAGCCCTGCTGCTTTTATGATAGCCGGATAGTCGATATAAGCATAGTCAAGGTCACACTGACCATCAACGCCGTATACTCTGCCAGCTCCAACATAGTCGTATTCCGGATGTCCTGCCACACTGTACTGCCATATACCGTAATCACCTGTATATGTACATTTATCGTTATACTGTGCAACCCATATAGCATAGCGATTCTTTATACCGTCTGATATATGGCTATCAAGATAGCTTGTGCTACAGTATAGACCTGCATAGTATCCGGCGTTTTCCATGACATCACAAAAAGCCTGTACTATATCACTGCAAATCTTTTTGCCAAGTGCAAACTGCGACTTCTCTTCTAAGTCTATATATACCGGATACTCAAAGGATTTTCCTTTGATGACCTGTAAAAATACTTTTGCTTCCTGCTTTGCTTCTTCTGCACTTTTAGCATAACTGTACCAGTAAGCACCGCACGGGATGTTCAGCCTTTTACACTCGCTGTAATTTCGTTCAAATTGATCATCGACTTGACTGCTTTCCTTTCCATATCCGGCACGTATAAGAGCAAATTTCACGCCGTCCGCCTTGACCTTATCCCAGTCAATTTTTCCCTGTGCATATGACACATCAATGCCTTTTACAAGGACTTTTGTGCTATCAGTAGGCTTAGATATGCCAAAATAGCTGTAAAAATCGCTTGTAACGTTCCCGTTTCCATGCACTTCGTCCCCATACCACGTGCCGGATAAGCGTACATCCACATGAGTACAGTCGTAGCTGCTTGTGATGTTAGCAATGCCCGTAAAGCCTAGATCCTGAGCAGTGCAGCATACAAGCTTTGAGCTTATCGGCTTTCCGTCTTTACCATAGCAGCATATGTCCGCCGCTGTGCCTTTTGTGTGCTGACCTCTTCCGGTGCTGACTGCTGCATCATGAGACGGACAGCGGTAGCCGCTTGTGATCACTATACTTTTACAGTCAAGAGCAGATCTCAAAGCTTCAAGCTTTTGCACAAGCTCGTCAGATACTAATGTATCATGTTCTAGACCGCACTTACAATTGAATTCTTTCAGCTCAAAGTGTGGCGAAAGCCGCACATCATCGGTGCTTTTGTAAGTTTTTACTGACATAAGGGTATCAGTCCTTTCTTTTTATGGCTTTGTTTATAACTATTGCACAAATATAAGCCTCATATTTGTGCAAGTATACAAATTAAAAGAATTTACGTAAAACCTATTGACTTTACGTAAATCCTATGGTATAATATAATTACAGTAAAGGAAACGAACCGAAAAAGTTAAAATTTGAAAGGAAGTATTTATTATGAAATCACAGATTATGAAAAGAGCATGGGAAATCTTCAGAACACTTACAGGTGACAGAATCGCAAAGCTGAGCGCAGCACTCAAAAAAGCTTGGGCAGAATTTAAAAATTCAGCTTGTAAAGCTATGAAAGAGCTTAAAGGCTCAGTTAAGCAGATTGCATGGGCTGAAGACATCCGTAAGAGAATTGCGGAATTGAATTTTGAAGAAGATATGTGGTCTATGATGGGATTTTATAAGGCTTCAGAAGAAGAAAGAGCATCATCAACTGAGCTTCATAAGTGGCAAACAGCTATATATAAAAAAGCTGCACAGAAGATGCTTGACACTGTAGACAGTGCTTCTTACTATATCGATATCAGAAACAACCTCATGCAAAGCATCATGACATATGCTTTCGATACTTTTACTTCTGAAACCGCAGAAGGCGCAAGCGAGTTCTTTGCAGAAAAATTCAACCGCCTCATAGAAAAAGGACGCAACAAAAAAATTATTTCTGCTGATGGCGTTAAGTACATTTTTTCTGTTGGACACTGCGTGATCAAAATTGATAATAAAGACGCTTTAAACAAGTATGGTAGTAGACTTGCTATGCCTTCTAAAGAAGACCGTACAGCGGCTCTGAAAGCTATAGCTGAAGCAATGTAAAAATATAAAAAAAGACAAAGTTAAAAATCATTAAAAAGCTGACCTAACGGCTACACGGGGAGAAATGGAGTATATTATGAGCAATTATGAAAAATTTTGTATTGACAAAAAAGAGTATGTAAAAATCACAAAAGATGATATGCCTTGCAAGTACCACTGTATGGAGTGCGGATGCACTTTTTGGGGACACTATCATAGTAAGTATTCTATATCTTCTGTAGAGTGTCCGATCTGCAATACAAGATCACCTTTTATAGAAATGATCGGCTGCGAGGAGGCGTAAAAATGAAATATACATCTAAAGGCAAAGAGTACAACACAAGCACAGCTTCGCTGTGCACACAGTTCAAAAGCTTTTTCCAAGACAAAACCGTAAGCTTGTACAGAAAAAGCACGGGAGAATTTTTTATACACACTGAGTACGAAAGACCGGAAGACGGCATAAGCTCTATAAAGCCGCTTACATACGAAGAAGCTAAACTTTGGGCATATGAAGAGCTTGAGCTTGATGAATTTTATAAGCTTTTCGTTGAACCTTTTGAAGAAACATCTAAAAAAGCACCTATCACAATTTATTTGCACACTGATGCCATTGAAAACCTTAAAAAGCTATCTGCTATATCCGGCGTGCCTATAGGTGAGTATGTGGAAGCTTTGATAAAAGACGCAAAAGAAAAAGCGGACGCTCCACAAAAAGCGGCAAAGTATGATGTACACTGGGATAATACGCCACGTGGGTCATATATGTGCGTTACTATCACCGACTTACTCGGAGAAGAGATCAAGCTTGATGCGACTGTATATGATGAAGATTTTCCATACTTCCATAAGCTGATGCATGAAGGGCTTAAAGCGAAAGGCGTTTTTGACGATCTTTCAGAAGATGAAATTGAAAGCATAGATCAGATAGTAGAAGATCTTTACAGCGATTCTTTGCACTTATCTTGTGACTGTGACGAAGATCTTCTTGACACTATAAAAGATACAAGAGAAGACTTAAGCAATGTCTGCATGGACTTTTGGGCATATGGTGAGCTTAGAAAAGACATCATATCTCAAGCGAAAAAGTACGGAATTTTCCCTGAAGAGATCAAATTTGAGCCAGTACAGTATATCATTGATGAAAAGCAGCTTGACATTTCCAAAGGAGAATTTTATTTTGAGGCTTTAAAAGAGCTTGCACAGCAGCAATAATATTTAGATTTTTGTGCGGCTGTGATCCGCTCTTTTGCAATGTTAAAATATTCTTCATCAAGCTCAATACCAATAAAATTGCGGTTTGTATTAACGCATGCAACGCCTGTTGACCCGCTACCCATGCAATTGTCAAGCGTTTTCGTTTTTTTATTTTTATTCTAAGATTGTCCAGTCCTCAGCCAGCATATCAGTTTGACTTGCAAGCCAACCGATACAATACTTATTGTCTGCGGTTTTCATCACGATACTGTCTGTAAATGGAAAGCTGCCATCTCCAATAGCTTCTGTTAACAATCCTCCATCTGCAAGGTAAAGATACATACCTTTGCCGTTCCAACCCGCTCTTGCCACCTTTTTGCCATTTTTCATAGCTTCAATTGCCAGTCCAAATGTCATGTTGCTAGATTCTCTATAAGCATCTTCAAATACCTTTTTGGGCGACCATGATATATAATTATCAGAGCATTTAACAAGATAACCTTCTTCTGTAACACTTCTTGAAATATCATTCAAAAGATTCATATATTCGCAATAAGTTCCCCAGTCCATAGAAACAGCTTTGACTTTCTTAGTGCCAATATAGTTTTTTAACATAATATCAATCCTTTCACACATATATTCATCCGTCCGAATTTTTCGGGCGGTCTTTTTATTATTCCTTAATCTCCGGCAAACCTGCCACGCTTGTCAGCACTGATAAAATGCCGGCTAAAGCAGATGCAGAGCATACAGCTAACCAGTTCACTTCACCAAGTACAGCAGATGTACCGATGGTAGCGATTGCGGTTTGTGCAGTGGTTTTAACAGCTCTGACAGCTGCTGCCTTTGCCCAAGTTTTCCAATTTCTATTCATGATGATTACTCCTTTCCAAGTCGTCGATTCTGTGATTTGCAACCTTTATCTGTTCTTCTATTACAGGTATACGACCTGCAAAATTGTTGTGCTTGTCTACTTTCTTTTCAAGTTCTTGAATGCGAAAATTTGTAAGTTTATTTGCAGTCAAAATGCCGCCTAATGTGCCACCCAGCGTTCCTATCATTGATAAAATCGCCACGATTATAGATTCTGTCACTGTACTTCACCTCTTTCAATCAACCAGTCCATACTACAGTTGCATTAGTAGCACCCCATGGTGCACCTGAAATGCTGTTTTCCGGTTTGTTTATGGTGATTGTTTCAAGTCCAGAGTTTTTAAACATAACAGTTCCCAGAATTTGTACACCACTTGGAATTGTTATTGATTTAAGAGATTTACAACCCATAAAAGCACCATTTCCAATACTTGTCACGCTGTCTGGAAGTGTTATATCAGCTAAAGCTATACATTGATTAAAAACTGCCTCTCCTATACTTGTAAGACTATTTGGAAGATTTATTTTGGTTAAAGAACCACAAGTGCTAAAAGCTTCATTTCCAATACTTGTTATACCGTCTGGAAGCGTTATTGATTCCATAAAGGCACGGTTATTAAAAGCATAAGCGGCAATCCCTGTATACCCATCAGGGATAATAATTGACTTTATGTCTGATAGGCTAAAAATATGTCCGCCTGCAACAGGATCTGTTGTATATGTATACTCAATAATTGGTTCTTCACCACTTTGCAAAGCCAAAGCCGCATTCCTCATAAGCATCTGCATTCTTGTATGCGGCGTGGGAAGTTCGCCGTCATAATTGCCGCTCATAGCAGCAAGATAACATTGTGTAGTTGTTTGTGGCTTTGGAATCTCACCTTTATAATCTCCACTTATAGCACCCCAATATGCTTCTGCTCTGGTTTGCGGTTTGAAATTTTCAATCATTGTTTATACCCCCTCAGTATTTGTCGATGTTGTAAGCGTCATGATAAGCTGCCTAAGCTCATTTATCTGTGTCTGCAAGTCATCACTATAAGGCTCATACTCTGCATCATCTGCGTATATATCAGCATTTCTAAGCATTGGATAAAATGTCATATCGTTTACAGTTTGTCCATTTGAAATACGTATTACAACCTGCCATGTTGTGTAATCTCCGGTCTTAACTGTTCTGCTGCTTCCTGTATCAAAATAAACTATAGACCATGTAGCCGTATCCCTAGCAAAAAGACTATATGTAGACTTACTGCCGCCTGTAGGACAGCCGGATAATATAAATGAAGAATTTTGCGGCAACGTAATTTTGTATATGTAATCTGCGTTAGCAGTTGCAGTACCGTTGCAGGTAACACTGCCGTCATCGTTATAAGTAAACGTTATTCCGTTTTGCGTGGTTGTTCCTGCTGTATTTTTAAGCAGGTTTTTGCTTTTGATCATACCTAAAGAATCACGCATAATTCGTGCTGTTTCACATAGGCTTACATTATTTCCGTCAGAATCAGTAGCTGTAACATCTCCTGCTGTCCAAAGATTACCGTCCCAATCTAGGGTTAGGGCGTTGGACCTTGTGAAATTTTTGCCATTGCCAAGGATAAATAAATAATCACCATCAATATTTTGTGAGCCTAAAATTACTTGATGTGCATATGAAGAGATCAAATTATGTCCAAGTACAAAAGAAAAATTTTGATTGACATTATTTACTACTCCTATAGCATAAGAATTATCACCAGATACGTCATTATTTCGTCCCAATGCATAAGAATCACACCCTGTAATGGCATTGTGTCCGCCTATAGCAAATGAATATTCATCAGAAACAGTGTTGCCAAAACCTATTGAAACATCATAATTCTTTTGTGATGTATTTCCATTGCCAATAGCAACTGAATAGTTACCTTCTGAATTATTGCTAATTCCAGCTGTGATAGAATAGCTGCCTGATGCCGTATTAGAAGCGTTAGGTATAATGTTTGTCCCTTTTGGAGAATCATTTTTATAGCAACGCTGTGGCAAGTCTTTTAGAGCATCCTTTAAACCGTCTTCCGTAATACAACTTTCAATTTCAGGATACCATCTTTGAACTTTACCAAAAATAGTACTTATAGATTCGCCGGATTTGATATTTTCAAAATTTTCTGCTTCTTTAAAATCACTTGTTACTTTGCCTTTGCTAAAATTTAAATCCATACTTACACCTCCACCGTGCCGTCTGAGCAGATAACAACATTGTTTTCAACGTCAACACCATTACCGACCCAATTCTCAGCTTTAACAACAGCGTTCCACTCTTCCATAGTTCCATCGTACATTATTCTTACGCCGCTTGGCATATAAAATGCGCAGCCAGTCAAAATTTCTGAGCCTATTTCCGATACTGATTTGCCAATATTTAGCCAATGCAGCTTTGGACAAGACAAGAATGCCTCATCACAAATTTTAGTGCAATTAACTTTTACTTCATTAAGCTCTTTACAGCCAGCAAATGCCCATGCACCGACATTACCACCGATATTGATTTCAACATATCTGAAATCTTCTCTACCTACAAATGCTCTTTCATTTATGCTGCCAGTACCGGCAATACGAAGTGTTTCGTCGGCAGATATTACCGCTTCTACATCTTCTCCACACTCCTCAATGCTTATCTCAATATATGAAGATATTACGTCAACTGCACGCATAACCTTCTTCAGATATGAAAAGTCGGATTCAAGTCTTTCAGAAAGAGAGGGGAATTCTTCGCCGGTTATGCTGCTCGTCCTTGCATTTATGACTTCCATAAGTGTCTGACCGATTGCACCGCTTGACATATTTGTTAGGATACCTTTTACCAAGTTATCAATCTTTGTAATATCGCCGCTCAGCCCCTCAAGCCTGTCACCGGTTATCTTAGCATCAGCCGCTTTGTCTGAAATGGCTAAGGTTTTGTCGATAATGTCAGATGATATGTTTACTACCATGTCTTTTGCTTCATCAAGTTTCGCCTGAGCCTGTGCAAGTATGCCGTTCATCTGGGCAAGCTTTTCTTCTATGATGTCAGGAGGCGGAAGATGGTCGCCCATGACTGCACCTTTGATGAAGATAGCCGGCATTTTATACTTGATAATGATGTCTGAATCTTTTATCCCTACAAGCTCCATTTGCAGCATACCCGCTACTGCTGTCACGCTTTCAGGCACATCCCATGTAAGAAGAACTTGTTCAATGCTTCGCTGTGCCGTAAGTCCGGTTTCCGTCATGCTGCCGTCTGAAGCTACAGTGCGAATTGCGAATGCACAGTTTACGATATTAACATCGTTATTTATAGCAGGAAGTACAAAATGAATTTTGTCTGCATACTTTTCACCTTGCGTAAGCAGACGTTCCATAGGCTTTGTGTCTATGAATTTTCCTTTTGCTGTAAGTATCATGTTTTCACTCCTTTACTGATTTTCCAGTGCTGAAAGATGTCCCCATATGCGTGAAAGTTCATCGTCATAAAAGCTCTCTAAATAAGAAACTCTACTGTCTACAGACCTTGCAGCAATATTTGCATAAGTCTTAGCATTATCTTCAGCGTGGCTCGCAAGATTTCTCTTTGCAGCTTGCGAAAGGACTCTTGAATCAGAACCGGCACTTCCGAACTCCCAGCCACCACGAAAATGCCATATCATTTTTGTAATAAAACTTTCTTTCCATTCACCCGGTTTTTCTTCTATTTTAATTTTTTGTCCAAGCTTTGGCATCTCTTCAAGCGACTTGAAGGCATGGTGGCACTTCAGACTGAATGGGCGCTTATGGACTTGGCTTAGCTGCGTACCGATGTTGCTCATCACTGAGAAGATCAGTTCATCTACACCATTTGTTATTCCCCAGTTGTACCATCTTCCGTCAAGAAACGGGTTTCCAGACAAGTCAACAACGATATTGCCGCTGTACTTGTGTGCTGTGCCTCCGCAGCTCCAGCCGGTTTCATCGTATGTTTTGGTATATATCATGTGTATGTACAGCTCATAGTCAGCGATGTCGCAGCTGTCAAGTTCTATGTCCTCATATTGTATTTCTATCGTATTTTTCCATGATGCTTTGAATTTTTCTGATCCTTTTTGAGGCTCGTATCCATATGGCGTAACAAATATTTTTGCTTCGTCCGGGCTGTCAGGGTCTGCAAGTACCTGCATACATCCGGCAGCAAGCTGAGTTAAGTGTGCAGCATAGTCACGTGGTGAGCGTGACCCGGCAGCTCCTGAAACATCTACAGGAAGAAGGGCAAAGGCTCCATTATCGCCATTGGTGATGTCATCATAAAGTTTGTATTTAATCTCTTCTGACGACATTTCTTTCAAAGTTTCATTTACATATGAGAAAACGCCATCCTCAAGATTTCCGTTTATTGAACGACCAAGGCTAACGCACACTTGATATATAGGATTATTTTCAACTTTGCTTTCTGCCGCATAATTTGTAGCATATGATCCACTATCAAGCCAGATGATAGCGTCAGATGCACGAAGAGAATAGACAGTCTTAGTACGCTTTACAGACGTTACCCAAAATTCGCCACGCAAAATCCACTTATCATCAGGTACAGGAGCGGTATGGTATGCACTGTACAGCCTTATTTTTGCACCATATAGCGTATACGCATTTACATCAGGTAGTTCAAGCCTTAGCTTTAAAGCAAGCTCAGCCGGACGGACACCACCTATAGAAAAAGTCTGGTCATCACAGCATCTTGACGTTATGCTGCATGAGCCATGAATTATATCGTCTTCTGTGAAGTGATGTTCTATTATTTCAAAGTTTGGGTTGCCGTCACTGCCCTTGTTTATAGGTATATATATTGTGCCTTTCAAATGTTCCTCTATCAACATATAGTGTTACACCTCCTCCAGCGATACAGACAGCTCGTAAGCTCCACGACCAAAGCGGTCATAGTATCCAAGCTTTCCATAAGAGCAGCCCATACCGGCATTTGTAAGAGCTACTCTAATATCCGCTATCTGTTTTATGCTTATGCTGCTTGTTTTTATGAAGTCTGCTTTATGTATTTGCTGCTTGATATTGCCTATATAGTCCGTGTCAGCATCAGAACCGTGTGTGTATTTTAGATGTATTACAGGCTGATTAAACAGCCTTTTAAGTACGTTTAAATATACGGAATTCGCTTCTATAGTAAGGGAAATGCAGCGTTTCCCACTGCGTACAGGGTAGACGATAGCGTGTCCGGATTCACTTTCAAACTTCTTTATGCTTTCTGAGTATGACTCGTCAAATTTGGCAAAATTTCTGAGTATGTATTCTGTACCGTTTATCTCATAAAAAATCGCTGTCATACACTCCAGCCTCCTGTATTTGCGTTTGCGTCTGTTACTGCTTCAACTACGAATTGCCTTATCTGGTCATCACCTATATAGATATTAAAGCTTGGTGAGATGTTGCTTTGCGGCTGTGCAGCAGGTGGAGCAGACGGTACAGAAACTATAGGTGTTGGTGCGTACATTTCTTTAAAGACAGGCGATGCAGCATTTACAGACGATGCACCTTGGGAATTCATAATGCTTAGAGTTTTGGCAACAGCAGAATCGGCACCGGGCAGTATACTGTTTACAGCGCCCACGATTTTAGCAGTTTCAGAGTGTGGAAAAACAGTGCTGCCACTTTTTCCGACTATCAGCTCCGGACCTTCTTCACCTGCTATAAATACATTTTCTGCATTAGTAGTACCTTTTGCATGCGCAGGTGTGCTGCCGGCAGAAGATGCCGTAACGCTCATATTAAGAGTAAGATCAGCACTTTCAAATGTACTTTTGACAGCGTCTACAAGACTCTGTGCTGTTTTCTGTGCATTTATAATGTTGTTTCTAATGCCGCTTATGTACTCGTTCATGGTGGCTTCTGCGTAGTCTTTAGACTCACCGCTTAGGTCAAGCTTTTCAACACCTTCTCGTATATTTCCTATATGGCGGTCAAGCTCTTCCTCTATGCCGGAAAGCTCCAATGCTTGATTTTGTGCAGCAGTTTTATGAGCATCTTCAAGTTCTCCAAGCCTGTTAGCTGTTTCAACAATGGCAGAATCGCCATTTGCAAGCATATCGCTGATAAGACTTTGCGATTCCGTATCAGTCTTTGACGCCAGCTCCATAAGCAAATCATAGTTTTCTTTTGAAATACCAAGGTCTTTATACGACTTGCTCTGTAAAGTTTCCAAATTTTTGCTGTATGTATCCCAAAAGTTAAGCTGTGAATCAGTCATTTCCATGAATGAGTCGACAGTTGCATTTGCGTCCGCTTTAGCTTCACTGAATAAGCCAAACTGATTTGATATGCTGTCATATGCAGATTCATAAGTGCTGTCGTAAGCTTCTGCAATTTTGTATATTTCTTCCGAATAATCTTCAATAACGCCTTTGGCAGATTGAATTCCGTACTCCTGCTCACTAATCTTGCGATTTGCTTCTTCCTCAATGCTGATGAAGTCACTGCCTGTCTTTGCAGATTTGTCCATAGCACTTTGAAGTGCTTCTATTGACTCAGCATCAAGACCGGCAATTCTGCCGTTTTCTTCAATTTCATCATTCATCAAAGCAACAGCATCTTTATTCTTATTGCATTCCTCTCTCATCAAAGGAATTTGTTCTGACAATTCTTTGAATCTGTCATCATCTGCATAGCGAACATTTCCGTTGAAGTCATAGTATGCGGTCTTTGAGAGCTGGTCAAACTCTATCTGCATATTACGCAGTTTTTCATAATTTTCATAGTAAGTTTCAGCTGCGTCAATGTAACTGCTTGAAAATTTTTCACTCGTTATGTAGTCGAAAGCCTGAGATGACCTGTTTTTATTTATTTTATCCTGTATCTGCTTTATAGCAGTATCAGGATTAAAGCCTATAAGCTTGCCTGTATCGTAATCAACTTCAATATCACAATTGAAAGTATCATTTAAATAATCAGCGTATTTAGACATAGTATCTAAATCAGCAGATGTAAGCTGCGTTTTTCCGGAAAGCATTTCAAGCATTGAAACAGCTCTTAATCCTGAACCTTCTGAATCGTCTATAGCGTCCATAGCTTCCTGCTGAGACTCTTTTAATTCATCGAAAGAATCTGATATTTCAGCAATCTTTTCACTGTAAACGGCAGCATCACCGCCACCTTTTCTATACTGTGCATTAAGTGTGTCCAAATCTCTTTGAAGCTGCTGTACTTCATCAGAGTTTTCACCGAATTCTTCTTTTGCCTGCTGTAATGCTTTGGAAGTGCTTGCAATTTCAGTACCGCATTCTTTCATAGTACCGTTATAATCTTCGATTGTTGACGTTGTACCTGCTAATGCAGATGCAATATCACCGATAGCACCTGTAAACTTTCCCACTAAATTCAAAATAGGGGATAGTATTGCAGTGATCGGCTTTAAAGCTGCATTTGCAATGGAAAATATGCCTTTTAAAATGCCGCTAATAGGCTTTATAATATTTACCAAGCTTTCGGAATTGTCTGAAACAAAACTGAATATCTCTTTGATAACAGGCATAAATTCTTTTGTAAGCGGCACTATGATCTCGGTTTCAGCTGTACGTTTAAGCTGCTCAAGCTGATTGCCTATATCGTCATACTTAATGGCATTCATTTCTTCCAAAGTGCTTTTCGTCTTAGAAATTTCGCCGCTTGTATTCATAAGAGCATTTACAGCGTCTTCACCAAGGTCTTCCCACATGGTGCCCATAAGAGTTTGACCGAGAACGTAGCGTTCCTGTTCATCTTCAACAGCCATCAGAGAAGTAAGTATTTGCTGCTGCATATTCTTTGCGGATTCTCCGCCCTCTGAAAGCTTTATCTTAACACTTTCGGCATTCAGTCCCAAGGATTCAAGTGCCTTATCGGCTGTACCGTCATTCAAGCGGATATTCATTTCCTTAACAGCATCGCCAAGTTTATCAACCGACCATGTTCCTTGGTCAACGCCATTTTTGAGCATATTAAACATATCTTCAGCAGAATAACCAAGGTTAGCAAACTGCACGCTGTATTCATTCAGGGTATCAAGCATATCACCATTTTGGTCAAGTCCCTGCTGTGCGCCTTGTGCAATGAGCGTATATGCTTCGTCAGCTGTAACGCCGAATACTTTCATGAGCTGTGTTGCAGCTTGTGTGGATTCCGCTACCTCATACCCGAATGTATCTTTAAGCAAAAATGCCGACTCTGTAGCCTTTTGGAGTTCTTCATCAATAAGTCCGGTACGCTTGTATACTTCTGAAACACCGACAGCAGCGTCTTCCATGCTTTCACCAAAGTTATTGCTGTAAATGTTTGAAGAAATCGTTTGAAGATTTTCAAGTTCTTGCCCGGCTGTACCTGTAGAAGCTGCTACTTGATTCATAGCCTTTTCGTAGTCAGTGCCGAGCTTTACTATTTCAGCTGCACCGGCAGCAATACCGGCAATTGTTAAAGCACCTTTGATTTTATCTGCAAAATCTACTCCTTTTTTACCTACATCGCCATAGGTTTCATTTGCTTTTTGTGCTATTTCGTCAAGGATTTGTTTGATAGAATTTCCAGCTTTATTAGCTGAATCTTGTGTGCCTTGTGCCGCTTCTTCCGCTGATTTCTTAACCTGCTTAGATGCTTTGGCAGCTTCCTTTGCAGCCATAACAGAGGAATATTCAGCGGTTTTCTTGACTTCTGCCCATGCTTTTTTTGAAGCTTCACTTTGGCTCATACCTGCTTTTTTGTACTCAGCAGCAAGCTTCATCGTAGCTGATTGCATAGCTTTGTACATTTTATCGCCCTTTTCGGCAATATCATCAGTGCTGCTTTCAGCAGAACTCACCATATCTTTTAGATTCTTTTTAAAGTTTTCAGTACTTATCCGTGCGTCTATTTCTATGCTGCCGTCTGATTTTGGCATTTGAAAACACCTCCTTTACCATAGTCTGCCGCCTATTTCACCGGCTGGAACACTTCCATGCGGAATACGTATAGATGCTTGTATTTGCGATATTTGATTGCGTCTGGAATTGTCTTTGATCTCATACAGCTTTACGCTGCGATATGCGATGCGCTGTTTTGTCTCGGCTTCATGCGGAAGTCCGTCAAAAAGTGCTGTAAATGTATACCAATGCATTTCTGCCGTATGCAAGTTGATACCATAATATCTTAAAAAATCGCTGTAAATATATGCATTGTCATAAAGGTAAGAAAATACCGGAGTGCTTTTTACTCCGGTATTTTTTGTTGCACTCGCATTTCTTGGCAGTCCGTCACAAGCAGCAAACATTTGAAGTGCCTTATATGCTGCAAGAGTGTCTTTGGGCATACCATGCGTATACATTTTTAAAGACTTAAATATTTTTTCCTCAGATGAAAGCTCATCGTTTTCATGTAGAATGAAAAAGTCTATCCATTTTTTAAAATCAGTTTCGATTTTGTATTCACAGCCTAATAGGCTTACAGCATCGGGCAATTTATTATCACATATCACGCTAACTGCGTCCTTGATGCGCTGCATTTATTCAGTATCTCCATATGATACAGTGCTTGCAGTGCTGCTTGTATCGATTTCAACCGTCTGCCAGTCATCGCTTACATTAGCAGTAACAAAAATATCTTCCTTTTCACCGTTGGATTTAAAATTGCCTGAGTGAGTCATAACGCCCTGATTTGCTGCACTTGAATCGGGAATGATCGTATATGGGCGTATGCGTGCCATAGCTTTGAGCTTACCGCTTCCTGAACCTGTCGCAGTATTCATATTTACTACGATAACACGTCTTACAGCTCCTTTTCCTACCACTTCATTTTCTTCAATCTTAATAATTTCTTCATGTACTGGATGCTTCTCATACTCTTCAAATGTATATCCAAAACTTGAAGAGTAGCTTATGATATTTGTACGTTTTGTGATCTCATCTACATATGCACTATCATGCTCTTCCGGATTTTTTGATTCTCCAAAGTCTGTAAAACCTTCCATTCTGTTGAAAGTAGATGTACCGTCATCGTTTATACATTCCAAAAACGGCAGATAATTGGCACGCAGTACTATTTCTTTTTCATCAATACCTTTTCCCATTTAATTTTCCTCCTTTTTGTATCGTCTGTCCTGATAATATGTGATACGCAGCTGTATTTGATAACGTGCGGTATTTGGGGTCACATCAAATGCATAACCATTCGTTAATACTTTAATGCTGCGTACCTTACGCCACTTCCCGAAATCGGGAAATATTTGCTTTCTATCTTGCTGTTCTACCCAACAAGCAAAATTTTCGTAAAAGTCCGAATTTATAATGTTCTGCATAACATCTTGACCGTATTTTTCACGGCTGCCGAATGTGATTTCGATCTGTCTTACACTGCTGCCGTCTATATACTCTAACACAATAGGCTCACACGGGATTGTATCAATTGTATATCTAATAGGGTCTGCATCTAAGCAGTCAACGCCTAATATGCAGCCTTTGTCTAAATATGGGCAGGTTTTAATATATTCTCTGATTGCGTTTATAATAGATGCCATTATTTACCCCCATTCAGCTTTTTTTGTGCTCCTCTTATGATTTCATCGCCGTGAGCAGCTATTGCACGTTCTCCCCAGCGTCTTCCACGCTTGCCGGTGGCTGAACCCTTGTAATACTGCCTTTGTGCATAAGGAGCTATCCAGCGTATCTTACCGCTGCCTATCTTTGTTCCGAATTTAACAGAATCACGCAGCATACCTGTTTTAAACGGAACATATGGATCACATTTTCTTATGACCTCGCTGTCTACAAACTTCTGAACCTTTTGAATACGGCTCTGAAACTGATTGTATTTCGGCATAAGAATCTTCGCATTAAATTTCACTTTGCCGTCACCTCTATGTGCTGAACGGCTGGTGAGCCATAGCGACAGTCTGACACAGAACTTATTTTGTATCTATCGTTTACATCGATCTCCCTGTAGTCTTTATCTGTAATACCTCTTACTATGGTATCACCACATTCCGGAACGTAATCTGAAATTGAAGCAGCAGGAATGGAAACAAATACTTCATTGCTGTGCTCTGTACCTTTGCCGCTTACTGCTTCTCCACGTGTGCATTCCCAATATATATTAGGTATGACATATCGCTCCCATACAGGCGAAAAGTCAACTGCTTTTTCTTTATATATGGTGCATCCTTCACAATTTGTAAACATATCAGTCAACTCCTCTATACATAAGCCCGGTGCGCCCTAAATATCTTAGAGCCGTGTTATACTGATAAGTTTCAAAGCTGCCGCCTGTAAGTGTACTTAAGCTGTCAAGGGGATTGCTATATGTTACGCTATATCTGCTGTTAGTTTCAGATTGCTTTGTGCCGCCTGACACTGCTGCATCAGGCTGCATTTTAGCATCATAGTAAAAAAAGTTTTCAGCTAAGGCACAGCAGCATTTCTTGACAAGCCGCTGCACATCACCATAAACAGCGGTACAATTTTCATCTTGAAGCCGCCCAAAAGTTATAGCGTTCATATACTCAGACGCTCTCTTTGCACATGGCACAAACTGCTCTTTTGATGTAAAAAGAGTACCGGAATAAATGGTCTGGTACTCTCTATAGGTTGCATAAGCCATGATCAAACCTCAGTACGTTTTACATAAACCGTTTTCGGCTTCGAAATACCGATGCCATAAACCTTTCTGCCCTGAACAGCAGCAGCACCGATGTAGTTATTTGTAAGCGGCTGTACATCTACCGGAACCGACCAGTCCTGAACACGATGGCACCAGTTAGGGTGACCACAAATAAAATCTGTAGATGTCTTTTTGCCTGAAACTATCTCGGCATTTTCAAACATAGTGTTATTTGATTCAAATACAATATATCCGGCAATCTTACCAACTGCGCCCTGTTCAAGAAGCTGCTGTGACAGATCGCCCTGTCTTACAAAATGGTCATCCATGAGCAGCATTTCCATAAATTCAGGTGAAGCGATAAGCCATCTGCCGTCCTTTGGAACTCCCATTCTGGACTGAATGCGCTTTGCAATAAGTACCTGCTTGTAAGCAGTTGTTTCAGTGATAGCAGTTTTTGAAGTAGCGATAGTAACACCGCTGGTAGTTTCCAGCTTTCTGATGGACTTTGTGTCCATTGAAAGACCGAGCGAATACCCTGCGCTGTCAATGCGCTCTGCAACAATACCATCAGGAACTGCCTTTGCATCATACTTGTCTATAAGCTCATTTACCGCCTCGTCATTGTCGATCATAAGATCAAAGTAGCTGGTAGAGCCTTCGGAGATGTCTACGCCGTTCTGCTTATCATATGTCTTGACTTCAACCTCTGTATCACGAACAGGAACTTTTACCATTCCAGCTTTTGGATCGCCCTCATAACGTGAGTTAAAAATCAGATTATCCTTAGTTACAAGAGTTGCTCTGAGCTTTTCATCAACCAAATTTGAATATTTTGTCTGTAATTCATGTGCCATAATTGGATACCTCCATTACTTTCTAAGTCCGGGATTTATTTCATAAAACTTCGCTTCAACACCGCTCATAGCCTGCGGCACACGACCGCTTGTAGGAGCTGCGGCACGTTCTATAGGATCGACAGCAAAAACGTCCGGACAGCTTTCACGCAGTGCCTTTACAACAGCATCACCACCAGTGAGAATGCCCTTATCATCAAACTGGAGATTCTGTGCAGTTATCTTATCTTTCAGATACTCTGCATAAACGCTGTTTTTCATGCCCTGATCTTTAATGAATTTGTCCAGCTTATCGCTGTACTCCTTTTCTTTCTGCTGTGCTTCGAGCTGCTCATACTTCTGCTGCCAGTCATCAGCAGATTTCTTGATGCTGTCAACGTCCATGTCCTTATACGACTTGATGGTCTTGTTTGCCTC